ACCGTATGCTGGCGAGCACGAGCATTAAGGATTCAATTAATACGTCGCACGACTGACTGAGGCGGAGTTGCTTAACGCCTTGGCGGATATTCTTGGCGTGCGCAGGATCCTTGTCGGCAAGGGTATTTACAATTCCGCTAAAGAAGGAAAGTCTTTCGTCAGCGCCGATATCTGGAGCGACGATTACGCCATGGTTGCGGTGATCGGCGATTCAAGTCGTCTCGCTGATCCTAGCATGGGCAGGACGTTCCTTTGGACTTCGGATAGCCCGGACAACGCCACGGTAGAACAGTATCGTGACGATGCGGCAAGAAGCGACATCTTCCGTGTGCGTCAGCACGTGGACGAGATGATCATTGATCCGTTCTTCGCTCATCTGATGAAAGTAGACGCTTAAAACTCTGAGGTTCGCCCGGGGGCTTAATCGCTCCCGGGCCCTCTTTAAGGACAGGTGTCTATGAGTTTGAAAGAACAAATGCCGAAGGACGCCGTCAGCTGTTTTTTAAACGGCGGTGAGTTCGCTGAGGATATTACCTACACGACAGGTGCGGGCGTTTCCAAGGTGATCAAAGCCGTTGTTGTGCGTTACGAACTTGCGCCAGCGGAAGAAAATATCAACCGTTCTCTAAAGAAGCAGGCGGAAGTTTATATCGCCAACGATGAGACAAACGGCGTGGCTACGGTAAATAAGAAAGATGACCGCATAACGCTTAAAGATACCGAGGGGTTTGATCATGAGGCGAGGATTAACGATGTCATAACTCGTGATGAGGGCATGTGGTACCTCATGGTTGGGTGGTAGGTATGGTGCAATTAACGACAGAAGTTGATACTCGTGCGCTTGAGAAGGCGATTAAAATCGCTCCCCGGGTTCTTAAATTTGAACTTGCGGACGGTATGGATCGTATAGGTAAAGGGTTTTTGAAGCGGTTCAGACAGCAACAGCTTCAGGGGCCTCCGGGCGTGCGGGGTGCGTCAGGGCATGGATTATTCGGCACGTTTAAACGTGTGTTTTTTGTAACACCTGATATTGAGGGAATGGGGTTTGAGATTTTCACCGAGTCAAAGATCGCCAAGCTACACGAGACAGGCGGCACGGTAAAAGACCCGGGTGGCAAGCGGCTGGCGGTACCGTTATCGGCACGCAGTGAGATGTTCACACCGCAAGGGAAACTTCGAGCCAGATATAAACGCCCGAAAGAATTAAAAAATATCAGAGCGATGCGGTGGAAGGGCGAGACATTCCTCGCACGGGTGACAAAAAAGGCGCAGAAGATATTGCCGCTTTACGTCTTAAAACGGCAGGTAAGGATAAAGCCACGGCTTGGGTTTTACCGCACGTGGGACGGGCTGGTGAATTACCGTATTGATATTTTGAATAAGTCGATCGACAACGCATTGAGGAAGATTTAATGGAAACGGTAAGGGAGCGAATACTTCAGAACATAAAGACCACGATCGAGGCGGTGACGATCGCCAACGGCTACAACTTTGATTTCACGCCGCAGACAGTTCAGCGGTGGTCAATGCACGGCAACCGCATGGTGGATATGCCGATGGCGGTTATCAGCCCGGGCGATGAGGACGAGTCAAGTTCGCCGAGTCCGTTTGAGGAATGCGTGTTGACGGTGTATTTGGATGTGTTTTTCATCAATGACGAAAACGACGTTGTGCCTACCGACACGTATTTGAATAGATTACAGGGCGATATTAAGAAAGCGATTTTGTTGGATCACACTCGTGGCGGGGATGCGATTGATACAGATGTTTTAGGGACAACTCCGTTTGAGACGACAGAAGCGCAACCGTACGCCGGGATTATTATGGAGTTAAGGATTCGATACCGACATTTGCGGTCTGATCCCACGGCAAAGAATTAACAAGGAGGAATTGCGATGTCAATGCTTATACGAAAACGCCAGCTTGCGGCGAAGATTGAGGCTGTCGAGGGTACTGCGGAGACCCTCTTGGCGGCGGACGCAGGCATTTTGGTCAACTTCTCGCCTAAAGCGAGTTACGATCCGCAAATGTATCAGCGGGACCCGGTGCGGGCAACGCTATCGAAGATGGGGAAACTCGCCGGAAAGCGTTCGGCGGGGATTGATTTCAGTATTGAACTTAAAGGTTCAGGTTCGGTAATCGTTGAGCCGGAATGGTTGCGGTTGATCAGGGCGTGTGGATTTGCCTCAAACGCCTTGAAGAAGATAACAATCGGGGTGATCACTACAGGGCCTTATCTGCATGGCGAGACCATAACCGGAGAAACCTCAGGGGCGACCGGCAGGGTGGTTTTAAAGACAGCGAACGGGACAAGCACGCTTTACTTTATCGCTTTAAGCGGAACGCTTGAGACGGGCGAAGTTATAACCGGGGGAACGTCAGGGGCTACGGCCACGGCATCAGCGGATCCTACCAGCGCCGGTTTTGAGATTAAGCCGGTTAGCAGTTCGGTGGTTTCGCTCACTATGGGTTTGTTTGAGGACGGCATCAGGAAAGTTCTCAAAGGATGCAGGGGGACGGTGAAGTTCAATTTCAAGATCGGAGAGCCAGCGACGCTGGATTTCAGTTTCAAAGGAGTTGAGGCTGGCGTGACGGATGTGCCGATGTTTACGGGTGTCAGTTTCGACAATACAGTGCCGCCGGTGCTTTTAAACGCCGTGATGGCTTGTGACGGAGTATCGCTTAATATCGGCGAGATGGAGATTAACGTTTCCAATACACTCGCCTCAAAGGACAAAATCGACGACGCCAAGGGAATACTTTCTTTCATGATCACCGGCCGCGACATGCAGGGATCGTTTAATCCAGAGATGGTTCCGGTGGCGACGCATGACTTTTTCTCAAAGTGGTTCAGCAACACGCCGATGGTTGTTGATTTGGCGTATGGAGAAACAGAAGGCAATAAATTCAGGTTCTACGCACCCGGGATTATTTATAACAAAATTGATGACGGCGACCGTGACGGCTTACAGCTGGCGCAGACATCATTTGATTTAACCGGTTCGATGGAACCCGGGGACGACGAGTTAGCGATATTACTTTTATAAAACAGGAGGTATCCCATGTTGACAGGCATTGATATTAATTCGACACGAGAGCATGTGTCAAAGCTGGACCCGGACAAGAATAATCCAACGGTGTTTCATATCGGGTTGTTGGATCCGTCTTTGAGGGCGGAGGTTGATGATGAGAGCAGTACCTATGAGATGAGTTCAACGAATCCCAATGACAAGGCGAAGGTGCGGCTTAATTGGAACAAGAGGCAGATCACAGCGATTAAGTTCGGGCTTAAAGGTATGGACAACTTTATGGATCCTCAGACCAATAAGCCGGTTGAGCTTAAATTCGACACGATTCATTACGCAGGCAAGATGAGGAACGTTGTACCGGATAGGATTATCGCCATGTTTCCGAATGAGTTAAGGCAGGAGCTTGCGGAAGTGATTTTGAACGAGTCGAAACTTACGGAGGGCGAACAAAAAAACTGATAGTGGCGGTTCATTTGGGCGACCTCACCATGAACTGCCGCAATTGTTTATGCGGTAGAAAGATTCAATGCGAGTATGAAATGCCCGGACAGGAAGTCTGGGAATTATACGGCGAGCAGTACCGGGGATGCCCTTTCAAAATCGTCACAAGACAGTCGGCGAATTTTCTAAGGGCATTTCAGTTTTATAGGCAGGGGTATCTTCCTAACGGCGGGAGCTGGATTGATCAGTCGGCGAAGATGCTGGATGCGTTTGAGGTCATAGAAAAAGAATTACAAGCGATAGAAGTGGAACGAGAAAAAAGAAGGAATCAGTTTAAGCGATGACGAATAAAGAGTTGTCAATCATATTGCGTCTGCGTGACGAGGCGACGAAACGTCTTGAGGGCGTGCGTGCAGTCTGCAGAGATTTGCTAATTCATGGAAGCAGAATTGGCTCGCTATAACCGCCGCTATCACAGCGAGTATTATGGCGCTTCGCCAAGCGTGGGATCTCATGGAGATGGGGGCGAAAGCCCAGCAAATTGATGAGAGTTTCAAGCGTATGGCCGAGAGTGTCGGTATCAACTCTCGGGAAATGAAAAAGGCGTTGATGGAAGCCTCGCAGGAGACGGTTAATTTCTCAAACGTGGCGGATAAGGTTTCCGCTCTCATGGCGCAGGGCTTGAATATGGAACAGGTCACGGCTCTCATGCGTCAGGCTCGGGTGGAGGCACGGATATTCGGGACGACCACGGAAGAAGCGTTTCAAAACATATCAAGCGCAGTCACCGGCGGGCTGGTCACGACTTTACGCAGGTCATATGGTTTGCAGTTATCGCTTAAAGACGCTGTGGAGTCATACGCTCGTGCCACGGGAAAGACAACGGAGGAAGTCGAAAAGTATCACATGGCGCAGGCGATCGCCAATCATGTCTTGGAGAGAAGTAAATCGCATCTTGCGGCGGTCAACCTTGAAATGATGACCAGCTACGAAAAAGTGCAGGTGCTTAAATCCAAAT